GATATGGAAGAAACTGAATATGTTAAAGAAATGTTTGACGATTGGTACGAAGATAGAGAGTAACCAGTAAACCGTGTATACAGTTCGCAGAAACTGTAAATACAAGGTACATAAAATTAAAAAGGAGATAGAATATATGTCTTATCAATTTACTAGCGAGAGCGTTAGCGAAGGACACCCAGACAAAATATCTGACTTAATTTCAGATAGTATTGCTAATGCAATAATCAACGGTAATATTAATCATAGAGCGGCAGTAGAAACACTTGTAACAACTAATAGTGTTGTTGTTGCTGGCGAATACAAAAGAGACATGCCTATCGATGATGAAACTGTAGAATCTATAGTTAGACAAGTAGTTAAGAATATTGGATACGAACAAGAAGGTTTCCATTGGGCTAACCTAACAGTAGTAAACAAACTACACGGACAAAGTGCAGATATTGCATTAGGTACTGATGAGTTTGGTGCAGGTGACCAAGGACTTATGTTTGGCTATGCATGTAAAGAAACACCTGAGTATATGCCAAGTGCTATTTACTATAGTCATAAAATTCTACGCAGACTTGCAAAAGAAAGACGCAACGGCGAAGAATGGATTGGACCTGATAGTAAAAGTCAAGTTACAATGGATTACGATAGCATTAATCAACCTGTAGGTATTAGCAAGATTGTTTGCAGTACTCAGCATAGCGATGATGTAAGTATACAAACTGTTCGTGACAGAATTGAGCAAATCATTATCGATGAGTTAGACGGTGTGTTTAATTTATCAGAAACTGAATTTTTAATCAACCCAACGGGTAGATTTGTTATTGGAGGACCAGATGGAGATACAGGACTTACTGGACGAAAAATTATTGTTGATACTTATGGCGGCTATGCTCCACATGGGGGCGGTGCTTTTTCAGGTAAGGACTGCACTAAGGTCGACAGATCAGCAGCATATATGGCTCGCTATTTGGCAAAGAACATTGTAGCATCAGGCAAAGCAGACAACTGTACTGTACAACTAAGTTATGCTATTGGTGTAGTTGAACCAACTAGTTTGTATGTTTATGCTGACGGCGAGGTCAGGCCTGACTTAGTTGCAGAATTACAAGAACTTGTTGACTTAACACCAAAGGGAATAATTGATAGATTTGATTTATTCAATTTAGATCTAACTACTACCACAAACTATGGGCATTTTGGAAAAGAAGATTTACCATGGGAGCAGTTAGACTTATATGGATCTCAATAAAATACTCCGTACTGTACCTGACTTCCCAATAGAGGGAGTCATGTTCAAAGATATATCAAGCATACTCGAAGACCCAAAAGCATTTAAGTACACTGTAGATAAGGTCGTTGCATATTGCAGAAGTATCAAAGCAACACAGATTGTTGCACCCGATGCTCGTGGCTTTATATGGGGTGCTCCTGTTGCACTAGCACTAGGTATCCCTTTACACATTGTTCGTAAGCCAGGTAAATTGCCAGGCAAAGTAAAGTCGTATTCATATACATTAGAGTATGGTGAAGAAACTTTAGAAATGCTAGACAGTGTTGAGTTTGCATATACTGATAGAATATGCATTGTAGATGATGTAAGTGCTACAGGTGGAACTGCTAATGCTATGGTAGAATTAATTAAACAAGCAGGAGGGTATGATATAAATTATGCCTGCATAATAGACTTGACTTTCTTAGAAGGAACTGCTAAACTAAAGGACTATTGCGGAGTGGAAACATTCAGCGTCATGGATATAAACGAATGAAAGATCTAATATTAATTGCACTTGAAAGTGAAGCACCCACTATGGCTAAGTGGGATAATGTTTTCTTTACAGGCGTTGGTAAAATTAATGCGGCATTAACAGCGGCAAGACTTATTGAAAAACATAACCCACAAACTGTTTGGAACTTTGGTACAGCAGGTGGAATTAAGTTAGAATCTGGATGTCACGAAATGGTAAATTTTGTTGAGCGAGACAAAGGCAAATGCCCAGAAGCAATTGAATTATTTTTACCAAAAGATCCTATTACTATTTCATTAGGAGTTGGATATACATGTAGCACAGGCGATAACTTTGTTACAGATCCAGACTTAGAATATCCTGCCCATGTTGTTGACATGGAAGCATTTGCAATTGCTAAAGCATGTACTGATAGAAAAGTAGACTTTAAGTGCTACAAGTATGTAAGCGATAGTGCAGACGATTCTGCTGACACTACATGGATAGAAAATGTTGCCAAAGGCGAAGAGCATTACATAAAAATATACAAGGAAAACACTAATGGCTAAGAAGGCACCAGCAATACCGTTAAAGGATATTATGGCCGCACTTGACAAGCGTGATAGGAAGTACTACAATAACTTAACACCAGAACAAAAGAAAGCATTTAGTTCATGGATGATGATGCGTTACGCAAGTAGTGTACAAGGCAAGGATGCCGCTCACTACATCTATATGACCAACGAACTTGTTAATAGAGATTATAGCGAAGTTAGTAAGCACCCAGAATTGCAATGGTTGTTACTAAGTGCATGTGGTGTTGGTAAAGTACAATTCCATCCGTACCTAAAGCCACCTAATGCTAAAAAGAAAAAAGATAAAGTAAGCGAGTTTATCTACAGTATCTTCCCTCATATGAAAGGTGAAGAAGTAGACTTACTAAAGCAGATAAACTCTAAAGATGAACTAAAAGAATATGCAAGGTCCCATGGATACGACGACAAAACAATTAAAGACATCTTCGGAAAATAACACTTGTAAATGGTGTGGGAAGAACTTTAAGAGTGAAAGAACTCTTAGTGTTCATATGTGTGTTAAGAAGCGTCGAAATGCTGACAAAGATATGACGCATGTAAGACTTGGTTATCGAGTATATCAAATGTTTTATGAAATGAATACTAGTGCAAGTAAATCTAAAAGCATAGATGATTTTATTAACAGTCAATACTATGAAGGCTTTGTTAAGTTTGGTCGCAGTTGTGTACGCAACGAATATTTAGAACCAGAAAAGTTTGCCGAATGGTTAATTAAGAATAGCAAAAAGTTAAAGGATTGGGCAAGTGATGCCTTGTATGACGAATACTTATTAGAGTATGTAAAAAAAGAAAGTGGTATGAGAGCATTAGAAAGAAACATAATGTATCTCTCTAAATGGGCAGATGAAAATAATTTAGTATGGCAAACATACTTTACAGAAGTAAGTCCTAATAGAGCAGTGTATGATATTCGAAGTGCAAAAATATCACCGTGGTTGTTATATTTGTCTAACACAGGAGATAAGTTGTTAACACGACTTAACGATGAGCAAGTAAAAATGATTGAGCATATTATTGATGCTCCATTTTGGATGCAACTGTTTAAGAAAAATAGAGAAGAAGTAAAAGAGATACAACAAACTTGCCGGGCGGCAGGAATCTAACCAAAGGAAAGAAATGAAAGCAAAACTAATTAGTTATAGCCAAGCACCAGATTACAACGAATCAGCATTAGACTTAGTAGCCTATTGTGCGAGAGTAAGTAATCCAGATAATCAAAATAATAAAGAAACAGCAACAGGACTTGTTAAGTATCTAATGAAACATAAACACTGGTCGCCACTTGAAATGGTATCAGTGTGTCTTGAGATTGAAACAACCAGAGACATTGCACGACAACTATTACGCCATAGGAGTTTTAGTTTCCAAGAGTTTAGTCAACGATATGCAGACCCTGTTAAGGAATTAGAAATGATTCCACGAGAAGCAAGACTGCAAGACACAAAGAATCGCCAAAACAGTATTGCAATTGATACCAGTGACGAAAGCCAACGCAGAATCAACGAAGACTGGCGTATGAAACAAATGAAGCATATTAGGCAAACAACCGAGCTATACAATTGGGCTATAGAAAATGGTATTGCTAAAGAACAAGCAAGAGCAGTACTACCAGAAGGCAATACTGTGAGCCGTTTGTATGTTAATGGTACATTGCGTAGTTGGATTCACTACATTGAATTGCGTGGCGACAACGGCACACAATTAGAACATATGGAATTAGCATGGGCAGTAGCGGATGCTATTACTAAAATCTTCCCTATGGCTGAAGAATTCAAGCACAAAACACTGTAAGTCGTTGATTTAACTGTCGTATATTCACTTGACTTTAACATAAATTCTGCTATAATAACTACTGTATTTTAAATTATAGGTAGGACTATTATTATGCGAATGAATATACCGGCAGTACTTTGTACACTATTACTAATAGGCTGCGGTGGCGGCGGGGGCAGCTCTGCTGCTCCAGCAGTACAAACACCTCCACCACCCTCGACTACACCACCTCCGAGTACGCCTTCTTTCGATGTGCGATACAATAATGCACCAGATGTATCAATCCTTGATGCAGTAAGCGAGTTAGATATACCTACTTGCACATTATCACGAATACAGCAAACAATGTTAGTAGATATCAATAACGACAACTACAAAGATATAATAATGTTTGTGATGTGTGGACACTTAGACCACCCCAATCAAGGCCCTGATGTTGTACACGATGATCCGTCACCAAACACAATGTTAGCACTTTTGAGTGACGGGTACGGTTCGTACAATGTAAACAACATTGAAGTTTTTGGTCAAAATCATGTACAAATTGGTGGAGACAAAGGAGGCATTGCAGGGTTTTTTACAATGCTAGAAGATACTAACAGTGGTATTGGCTTGCCTCATATTACATATATTGTTTCAAGAGATGATTTTCAAAGACAACGAGCTGAAGACTTTAGTAATCATAATTCAATGCAGGGTGTGTTTACAGCAGATTTCAACAATGTATACAATCTAAAAGAACTTGGTGAAGAACCTATTTGGGCACAAGGCGTTGCCGCTTTACCTAATATGAATTACAATTGGGATATATTGTTTGGTTATTGGGATAGTGACTTTACTACAGGAAATACTCCTTTAGCATATCGTAATGAAGGCCAAAAGTGGCGTGATGTTAGTGCTGAGTACGAAGCAGATGATGACAAATACAAAATGGCACAGTGGGCATATTTACAAACATTTGATACTAACGATCACAGACCTTTTGGTGAAGTAAGATCTGTAACTTCTAACTATGCTATTGGTTCAGGTGGAGAAGGATTTGCTATATACGACATAACACAGGGTATTGTAAATGAAACATTAGTGTACGATACATGTGATGAATTAGGATGTCTCGAATGGGGAGACCCACAAGTATCAACTTGGTGTGCTCGTAACGAAATTGTAGCAGTAGACGGCGAATATTACTTTGGTGGACTTGCATGGGATCACTTTGAACTTTGGTGGCCAACACCAGATAGTGAACCAATGCTGTTGGCGTTTGCGGCTGTACAGCGTCTTGCTAACGGCGAGCAATACAATGAGAATGCTGAGTACGACTGTAACACACAACTCGAAGGCGGCACAATTAGAGTACTTTTTGCTATGGAAGGCAACGAACTTGTAATGCAAGATAATCCATTCCCAGAAAAGTTTATTACTGGTGCCGGTGTGCATAAGCAAACTGTTGATTTAAATGGCGATGGTTACATGGACTATTGGTCATCAGGTGGTTACGATCAAGAAGGCGAACCTTATATTTACATCAATGACAAAGAAGGTAACTTGGTATTTCATCAACGAAATCAACTGCCACCTTTACCACAGCAAGATATCTGCGATGCAGATAACAACTGTATTGTATCAACACCTGAAGGTGTACTTGGAGACTTAAATGGCGATGGTATCACAGACCTAATACAGTACCACACAGGTACACAGGTTCCTAACTTACCAGAATGGGTAAATGATGGTACAGCATTTGAAAATAAGTCAGGTTATATTAATATTTGGTATGGAAAATAATATGAAGAAAAGAGAAGAAATGCTAGTAATCACAATGGAAGAATGTGGAGAACTAATTCAAGCATGTAGTAAGATGATTCGTTTTGACGAGCCATGTGACACAAAACAGTTACAAGAAGAAATTGGTGATGTTATGTGTATGATCGAAATTTTGCGTGATGGTGGCCTCGTAAGTGATAAACAAATAGCAGATAGAATAAAAGTTAAAAAAGAAAAACTAATGAAGTGGAGTTTATTGTTCAGTGAAGATTAATTTTGATGTAGATATTGATATGGCTAATCGAGATAACTTTCTCGACCTTATCAAGCATACACCCGCAAGTATTGAGAAGGATGGTAAGTTTACCAAACACAATACTGGTGTCTACTTTCAGAACATTCCTAAGTTTCCATTAGAAGGATACAGCACAATAGATCACAAACAAGCAGAAGAAGAGGGTTGGTTCAAAGTTGACTATCTTAATAACAGTGTGTATGCAAATATCAAAGACGAAGCACACTTAAACAAACTGCTTAACACTGAACCACTGTGGGAACTTTTGCTACACAACGAAGTAGTATCTCAGTTGTACCATGTAAACAATTATTTAAATGTATTGCAAGAATACAAACCTACTAGTGTTGAAGAACTAGCAATGATACTTGCTATTATTCGTCCAGGTAAAAAACATTTACAAGGCAAATCTTTTGAAGAGATAGAGAAAACTGTTTGGGTAAAACCTGAGTCCGGTGAATACTATTTCAAGAAGGCTCATGCTATTGCATTTGCTACAGCGATTGTGGTACAGTTAAATAGAATTTGTGAAGGTTAGTCTGTTCGCCTAACATTTTGTAACTGAATACCTCTCCTCTTAATACGCTTCTTTAACATATTCTGTAAGGTAGTCATTGGACCAAACATATGGTCTACATCTTTCATAACCATTGTGGTTAAGTATTTTTGGTAAGGTTTCATTTCGTGATGCAAAAACACATCAATTGGTAATAGTCGATTAGATTCCCACCACCAAGTTTCACCCATGGTAACAAACGAAGTTCTAGTTTCCAAGTCTGGCATTTTTGCTAGGTCGTACATTGTTAGTATAGTGTTATCATAATTAACTACTATCCCGTAATACTCGGAACTAGCATAGGTAATTCCAGTAATGAACGGAAACCGCTCTTGATCAATTTCTTGCATAACGATATTTACCTTAGTAATAGATAAATACTGTAATAGAAAGGTATATATTATATGAATCATGCCAATAACAGACTATATTTGTACGAGAATTCAGTAGATCTCGTAATTGAGGCCGACAACTTACATGTGGATAACAAACCAATGAACAATAAATCACTAATAGCACACAAAGGGTTAACTAATACAATCAACTTTAATATTAGAAACCGCGATAGAAAACTACAACCTGTATTCACAGATGATGTTGTTGCATACATTGTGAATCCAGCATCTAGAACTAGACTACTCACTAAAAGAATCGAAGTTACTAGCGACACAGGAATGGTAAAGTTACATCTCACAGAAGGCGATTTACAAAATATTAACCCAGGTCTATATAGAATGTATATTACTAGAACAAACGAGAACGGTGTAGACTTACCAATGTATTCAAATCAAAATAATGATGTTGCATTAGATATTGAAATATCTGAACAAGCAGTTCTCGAACCAATCCCTACACAGTTTAATACTACAATGTTAGAACCAACAAACAATGTTTTTGTTTCGAGTGCGTTCTTTGGTAACTTGGATAGTAACTTCCAAAATGCCCAACACAGTGTAGCAGTGTATCATTCAACCTATACAGGAAATATAAAAATACAAGCAAGTTGTTTGCATACAACACCCGATGCCGACGATGCACATTCAGATTGGTTTGATGTAGTAAGTAATGTAGCCATTTCTGGTACCACTGATATCCTACATAAATCATTTTCTGTCAATTGCAACTGGGTAAGAGTTATAAGTTACCCGGACGATGCCAATAGTACTATTTCCAATATTCACGTTAGAAACTAAATTCTATTTGACTTTGATATTTAACTCTGCTATAATATGCCTATGAGTGTGGATTCTGTAATAGAGCAAATACATAGATTGTTAGTAGACAATCTTCCAGTGCGTAGTACAAGGACACCTAGTGGCTGGACTACATTTGATTGTCCTGTGTGCAGTGATAACCGTAAACGTGCAGGTGTTATTTCTAATGGTGCTAAGATTAGTTTTAATTGCTTTAACTGTGGACACAAAACAGGTTGGTCTCCTAATCCTTACATGGGTAAGAAGTATAAAGACTTAGCAATGAAAATGGGTGCCACTACAAGTGACATACATGCAGTGCAAGTTGAAATGTTAAAGTACAGTGACGACTTACAAGAGTCAGAAGGTACTAACTATGTTTATAATTTAAGCAAGTTTGACACAGTAGAATTGCCAGAAGATGTACAAACAATTGATAGTTTAGCAGATGGCAATGCTCTAAAAGAATATGCTAGAGAGCGAGGGCTACTAGGCATATACCCTTTGCTACATTTTAACGATATAGCAAACAAGAAAAGAGTTATTGTGCCATTTACATATAATGGAGAAATTGTAGGCTGGACAGGAAGACATATTGCCCCACCAGACAAGCAAACACCAAAGTATTTGCATAAACTACAACCAGGATATGTGTTTAATGTTGATACATTTGCTGACAGTGAACGAGAAATTGTAATTGTCACAGAAGGCGTGTTTGATGCTATACTTGTTGACGGTGTTAGTATACTTGGTAACAGCATAACACCAGAACAGGCACACTTAATTGATAGATTAGGTAAACGAGTTATTGTATGTCCTGACAGAGATACAGCAGGTAAAGAGCTAATTGAACAAGCTCTTGAACTTAATTGGGAAATAAGTTTCCCACCTTGGCATGTTGATGTAAAAGATGCCGCAGATGCAGTCGCCAAATATGGCAGACTTTTAACCGTTGCGAGTATAATTAAATACGCAACCAATAATAAGATTAAATCACAAGTAAAGATGAGAATGCTATAATGGATATAAAAGATTACAACGAAGAAGTACAGGAAATGTTTTTGAGGTTCTTGATCAGTGATCCTACATTGTTCTCAAGATGTCAAAACATTGTTGACCCTGGATACTTTAATAGAAAGTTTCGTCCTTCGGTTGAATTATTACAAAATCACAGCACTGAATTTAATTCTATTCCCACACTGGAGCAAATACAAGCAGTAGGAGGTGTTGAATTACTTCCAATTGAAAATATAACACCAGATCATCACAACTGGTTCTTGCGTGAGTTTGAAACATTTTGTAGACACAAGGCACTTGAAGCAGCAATCATTGAAAGCACAGACTTACTTGAAAAACAAGACTACGGCACAGTAGAAAATAAAATTAAAGCGGCAGTACAAACTGGTCTTGTAAAAGATCTAGGCTTAGATTATTTTGAAAATCCTAAAGAAAGGCTTGAATGGATCAAGCAACAAGCAGGTGCAACTAGCACAGGTTGGAAAGGTATTGATCAAAAGTTATATGGTGGCATGAACAGAGGCGAGATTAATATATTTGCTGCTCCAAGTGGTGGTGGTAAAAGTTTATTCTTACAGAACTTAGCAGTTAATTGGGTAATGGCTGGACTAAATGTAGTCTATATCAGTTTAGAGCTAAGTGAACAACTTATTAGTATGCGTTTAGATGCAATGGTTAGTGGTTATGGCACAAGAGATGTTATGAAAAACATTGACGATGTTGATTTGCGAGTGCGTATGAAAGCAAAAGGCGCTGGTAATCTCAGAGTTAAGCAAATGCCAAGTGGTGTAAATGCAAATGATGTTAGAGTATTTTTACGAGAATATGAAATTGAATGTGGTGAGAAAATAGACTGTTTATTAGTTGACTACTTAGATTTAATGATGCCTATTAGTGCTAAAATATCAGCAGAAAACTTGTTTGTTAAAGACAAATACATATCTGAAGAGTTGCGTAACTTAGCAGTAGAGCGTGATATACTACATGCAACAGCATCGCAGTTAGGAAGAAGTGCTGTAGAAGAAGTAGAATATGATCACAGTCATATTGCAGGTGGTATCAGTAAAGTTAATACAGCAGATAATGTTATTGGTATATTTACAAGTAATGCTATGCGAGAACGAGGTAGATATCAAATACAATTTATGAAAACTCGTAGTAGTGCAGGTGTTGGTAGCAAAGTTGATTTAAAATTTGATACAGATACATTAAGAATTGAAGATTTAGAAGAAGGTGATGAAGATTCTCTAACAATGAGTACTAACAGTTTAGTTGATCAACTAAAAAGAAACAGTAGTATTAAAGCAGATGAACCTGAAACACAGGACACAGTAGGACAAGCACTTAATATGGTCGACTTTTTACGCAAGAATGACGACTTCTAATTGATAAATAGTGTTAAGCCTATTAACAGGAGCGTAATGTGCGTAAAACTCGCAGTATAATAGAAGAATTAAATCTTATTTCTGTAGACAGAGACAGAAATCATGCGGTTGAAAACCGTGGCGAACACCTTATTGAAAGTGTAATACATTTAATTGAACGAATCGAAGCACATTACAGCGAAGATCAAGCAAAGGATTTAACCAATCGTATAGTCAATAGCATTCGTGCTAAAGATTCTTCCAAATTCTCCCGAGGCATAAAAAAAGTTATTAAAGAGAGCCAACGGGAAGAAAAGAATGAATCTAATTCGTAAAGATATTGATCTAATAACAGAAAATATTAAGATAAACGAAGCCTGGCAAGAACTGCCTGTTTCTGTTAGAGAAGATTTAAATACAATAGTTAGAGAGTTAACTAAACTCAACGAGGCAGCACTTGCGCCAGAGCAAATACAAGGTGTATTTCAGAGCTTAGTTACTAATCGTGGCGAAGGTGGAAACACTGCTCAACTAGCAAAGAAAGCTCAACTTCAACTAACACCATTATTTGCAAAAATAACTGGTAATCCCAAACTTAAAGCAATACTATCTAAAGTAGGTAACGCAGTACCTATTGAAAGATTAAAAGTAATGGTTGCAAAATTACCAGACCCTGCAGGCAAAAATGCATCAGCAGTTGTTGCCGCTATCCAAAAAGGTGCTCAGTCAATTGAAAATGATGAAGACATTGCAGCATTCAAAGGCTTGATGATGACAGTTATCACTATTGGAATGGGTGTCGCAGGAGCAGGTGGACCAGCAGTACTTGGTATTATAGGAACAACAGCAATATTTAGAACAGTAGTAGACAGTGCTATCAAAGCAGCCGCAGGTGGAACTGTAGCAGACATTGCTAAAACAGCAGCCGTAGGCGCAGCCAAAGGTGCTATTGCAGGACTTGCAGGTAATATACTAAGTGGATTTGGAGATGTACCAATAGAAGGTGATGAAAACTTAATGTCAACATCTTTCCCAGCTCAAGAAGTTGACTTAGCAAGTGCAGGACAAGACGCAGGAATGAGCATGGACGAAATTGATTCGTTTATCGATAACCTAAATGCTGATGAAGATGCGTTAGCAGATGAATTATTCTCAGCTCAGCCTACAGCAACCGAAGAACTCTTAGGAAGAATGAATGTTGGTCCTGAGTATGCAGACAAATACGAATCTATGATGGCACGAAGTGCTGAAATCACAGACGGCAAACTTGTAATGAAGGCAGAAGGCTTTGGTTCATCAATGGGTGTGCTAATGGATCCACAAGAATTTGCAGAATACAATCAAATTGTTGCAGCCAATGGCGGCGGCATGGATGGATTATTTTCCGCAGAAGCTGGAGAATTTAGAAATCAAATTGCAGCATCAGTTGGTGGAGCAGTAAAAAGCGAAGTAGGTGGTGATGTAGCAGACAACTTGACTCAAAGTTTTGTACATCCTGAGTGGAAAAATGTATTATCAGAAGAAGTTGGCGAAGACTTTGATGCATTAGTTGAACAAGTAGGTGAAGAAGTAGCAGTATTTGTTATGCTGGAATGGTACAACAAACATGTTAAAGATAATAAAGTTATTATCGAAGGCATGGAGCATTTACAAGAGCATAAATTAATCGAAAACATAGAACAAACAATGAGCGAAGCACCAGATTTAGGTGGCATTGCTAAAAAAGTTGGTGGTGCATATAAGTCAGCAGTAGGCAAAGTAGGACAAGCAGCCAAAGCAGTTGGTACTGCCGCAGTTAATACTGTTATCAAGCCAATTCTTAACAGTGCTCCAGTAAAAGCATTTACAAATAAGATAGCAGCAATAACAGGTATGCAAGGTGCAATAGATCCTGAGAAATTACAAGCAGATTATACAGCGGCTAAATCACCAACAGAGTCAGATGATGTTGCTAAATTCTTGCAAAAGAATGCAGGTGCAACAAAAGAAGAAGTTGATGCGGCATTTAAAGCGGCTGGTGTAGAAGCAGTAGCACCAGAAGAAGAGCCAGAAGGCGAACAGCCAGAGCAACCACAAGGTGAACAACCAGAACAACCACAAGGTGAACAA